CTCTTCAAGCAACTTCTTAATACCTTCAGTCACTAAGCCGGTAAAGATTGATACAATCATAAGTAACAGTAAAAAATATTCTAACGTCATAAATTATCCTCCTCATCTATGTTCCCGGCATTCATGTCGGATTCATTTTGTTCTCGTCCTTCTTTTTCATCCTGTTTCTGCCATTTCCGATCCTGCTGTTTGTCTTTGTTTGTCCGAATCCAGCCGCATATGCCACACTCTCCAATGGTTGCTGCCACAACTGCACAGGCATATGTTTCCGGCATGCTATCGCACTGCCTGTACAGCAAGATCATCTGCCAGTTGAACCATATAAAAAAAGCGCCGACAAACATCAGCACCAGGTTCAATGTTCCGACTTTCTTTATCGCCGAAACTATCTTTTTTATTTTCTTTTTAAAAATATCCATATCAATGCCTTTCTTAAAAACCGAACTGTTTAAAGAAAAATCCGATTGCAAGGCCAACCAGAGTTGTTATAACATACCCTGTTACCTGTTTCCACATCTCCCCATCCCGGCTTTCAAGTGATTCCAGGCGCGCTCCCTGCTGCTCCTGCTCTTTGCACATCAGCTGAATGCTTTGTGCCAGCTTCTCTACCGATGTTGTAAGCGAATTAATCTGCTTTGTATTTTCTTCAAGCAGTTCCAATCGTTTGTTCTGCCTTTCGTCTTCTGCATCAACGCGCTTGCAGAACTCAGCATGTTCGGACCGGCTAATGTATTCCGCCTCCATATTTTCCTCCTATATTCCTGTCTACACCTTCTATTTTGGCCTCTACGGTGGGCTTCTTTGGCTGTGCATAGTTTTACCTCCATTAAAAAAAGAGCCTGTTGTGGCCCTTTTTACATCATCAATTCTTCATCATCTGCTCCGGCATATTTCCTGCAATGAAACTCCAACATGTCCATATCCTGTTCAATATCTTCCAGAGTCCTCTCACTCTCGCCCTTATTGAAAAGCAGAAGATCATAAATCAATGACCATTGTTTACTTATTATCTGCAGTTTCGTCATTCTTCTTTTGCCAGTTCTCCCATTCCGGAATCTTCCAGGATTTCTTTTACCTTTGCTTTCAGAAGTCTCGGTACCTCTGCATAAGTTTTCTTTCCAAGCATAATCTGCTGTGCCCATAACATTGCAATCATTTCTTTTCCTCCATCATTCTGTAATAATATAATAAAGTTACTTAATAGTTTCATCATTACTGATATACCAGTTCTGACATCTCAAGAACGCAACTTGTAAGCATTTCGTTCGAAGCCTGCAGTTCCTCTAATTTCTCTTCTAAGCTTTTTTCGCTTTCTGGAACATAGGACATATACTTTGTAGGAGATACTCTCACTGCTTCTTCATTAATTTTGTCAATAGATTCTCTGAACTGATGATAGTCATATTCATACATCATCTGCTCTGCCGAGCCTTCCATCTGTCCCTGTTCAATCGTCACTTTCTGCTCATTCAAGCACAGCGTAACATCCACCATGCCATTATTAACAGGCTGCCAGCGCACTTCTGGCTGACGTTCCATATATTTCGCTTTTTGCATGCTTGCTGATCCTCCTTTTTGCAGCTGCGCAAACAGCATCAATGTTATATTTATCTTTGACGTATTTGGAATCGGTATGTTTAAACCATCCATAGTAACTGGTACATTTATAAGCAATCTCCAGAGGGATTTCAACTCTATTCTTCATGCAGTACCAAGCTACTGAATAAGCTCTCCTTGCCCGCAGAAAGATCTTGCTTCTGATTTCTGTGTGGTCCCTGTAAATCACATAACCCATCATATCTATCGGTTTTCCGCGCCTTTCTGCCTTATCTTTTTCTCTGTAATTCTCATATTTATTTCCGGTTTTAATGCGATAATCAATCGGGAATAGGTCTGCATCCGGTTTTATTGTGAGTCCGTACTCTTTCAACAGGTACTTTTCTAACGCCCGAGCCGCCCTCTTAACATCAGCTTCCCGGGCTCCTATGAGCAGGATGTCGTCCATATAGAATATACAGAAAAATACAAGTCTCTTGCTTTCAGTCGTACCATCTCGGTGCTTTCTGGTCTTATGTAGGCTAAGTACATACACATAGGCTTTAGACAGGTAATAATTGCACAGAAACTGTGATAAACCGGAGCCGATATTAAGTCCCTGTTTGTATGTCCCTATCAGAAAGAACACAAGATACAGAAGGACTTCGTTCTTCACATCGTGTTCCAACATACGTTTCAATTTACGGGTATCAACCGATGGATAGCATTTCCTTACATCGCCCTTCCAGGCATACCGAGATTGAGCATATTTCTTTCTGATCTGATGCTCTATTGCTCTTTTGCCTCCGAGTTGTCCTTTTCCTTTGATACTTGCATATTGATGATAGCCCAGTTTTCTTCTCCAGAGTTCATCCAGTCCTTCGCTGGCTATTTCGTCAAGAATAAGCTGTTTTACACTCTCCACTCCGATTTCTCGAAACTTTCCGTTTATTCCATCTCGCCGCCAACCATACTGAATAGGTTCTACTTTCAACTCTCTGTTCTGGATTTCATATCTGAGACTTTCTGCCACTGTACGGATCAGACCGGATACCATGAGATCTCTTTCGTCTGTGTCTCGAAGTAATCGTTTCATAGCCTGCAAACTCATTGAACTTGTGCGACCATGCAGATACTTTGCCACATCTGGCCGTTTCCATTTTTCGTCAAGTGCTTCATAAATTGGATCTTCAATAAAATCATCTGCTAAAATATTTACATTCTTGCAGCATTTCTTCATAAAGGCATTTTCCTTTCTGTGTGATTCAGGGACTTTCGGTTGTCTACTAGTCCCGGCTGGCAGCGCACCTGCCAGTCTCCCCTTCCCACTCTGCAGATGTCAATCTACTTCATGAGAAAGGAATGGCCTTTTATCACGTATTTCGGGTATTCCCAAGTATAGGCTTCTTCAGCCGGCTTATGAGGTCGAGTATCAAATTTTTTATACACAGAAATTGTCGCGAGGATGTTCCACCAGGCATTCGTCAGGCCATTGTTGCCATTCACGTACGACGGGCCAGCGATGCCGCCGTTGTTCAGATTGCCGCGCCGGAGGAGCTCCCGGACCCCATAAGTCCTTATATTATATTTTTTGTTACTTTAAACCGTCTGTATTTTCATACGGTTAAATTCATCATTTTAAAATCATTTGTAGCCATTGGAGGGGACAGCCCCTCTGTCAGGCTATCGCCTGCCATTCACCCCGTACGGCGTTAGGAGAAAGGGTCGCGAGGATGCTCCACCCGGCACTCGCCAGGCCAGCGCTGCCACCCACGTACGACGGGCCAGCGATGCCGCCGTGCGACAGATAGCCGCGCCGGAGGAGCTCCCGGGCTGACTTTTGGCCAGCCGAAGGAGTACTTCCTGTATGCCATCCATCTGCCCAATAAGCTTTATCGCCACCGCCATATGTCACTGGATACATAACTCCTTTACCAAAATCAACCATCTGCTCTTTGATGTATTTCCACGCATTGTCCGTTGCAGGAAAACTTCCAACTTTTACATACGAACTAATTATTGTATCTGTATTAGTTGTTAACAATCTGGCATCATCACATCTATAATATGTACAGCTTGTATTTCCATCAGAATCTGTCTCTATAATATGAACAGAGTTTCCAGATACCGAAAGACCTCCCGGCATAATCTCAATGCCATTAATCTTGCAGATATTCTTTCCATCTGTATTGGATACTGGGCTTCCATCGTAACCCTGTACGGAATCAGTGGATCCCGTCTCCCAATGCATTGCACTTACCTTGTAACTTGTTTCCGTCGTAAAAGGTGCTGCAACATCAAGCACCAATGCACTATGTGTTTCATCCACAGCTTCAATCGCCGTGATTTTTACGCTATCAACGATATTATGCATATAAGCATAATATCGATCATAGTTCGTATTTGAACCTGGATTTCCAACACTGACAAATGAACCAACAACAAAATAATTCGCCTGATCTTTTGTGAGAATTACTCTCTTTGTATTCTCTTCAGCAACTGCAACATTATACTGATTACTGTAAGCTGTGCATCCTCTCATATAGGCCTGCAGATCTTTTGTTCCGTACTTAATCATTGTCAACGCCAGAACCCATGCAGCATCCACATCTGTTTCAAAGCAGTATGCCGGACCCTGCTTTCGTGCATATGTAAAATTTGCATACGAAGGTTTGTTTCTGACGGGTTTTCCGTTGGTTACATACGGAACACCATCAATATCCACTGCCGCTCCTTTAGGATGGAGCATCCATCCCTGCACCGTATTGTCTGGACGAACACATTCTTTCATCGGAACATATCCTTCTTCTTTTCGAGGAAGCATGGACCAATGATGCAGCCAACCATTGTCTTCTGCATTTCGCTCTTTTTTGTAATAGAGTCCCATGTTCATGATTCCACGGTTGACTTTTCCTGTCGTCTTATATCCCGGCATTCCCTCAATTGCGGTAATTTTCTGGTTTCCATCATCATCGAGGATCCAGTTCACTTCAATCGGACGGAATGCTTCGAGGGTTCCAATTTGGTCTTCTCCAGCTGTCGTATTTGTGGACGGTGTGCAGGTAAGACCAGACAGAGCATCTAAACGATTTACCGTGCAGGCCTGTGTAACATCCGGATCAAGTTCTTCTACCGTATAGATTTCTCTCGTAC